GTAATACACAAAACATTTAACTAGCTGAAAAGTAGTAACACTGAAAATACATCCAACTATCTGAAAATATGCCAGTTTCCAAATCTTGAAGAGTATGCCTAGTTAGATATGCACCCTCCGTACCACTATTAGTAAATATTGGAGGATTGTCAGTACGACCTTTATAACTTGCTCCCCCATGAATTGCCATATTTGTGCTGTTTGGAAAAACATCACAACAGTTTGGACTACCTCCATAAGATGATGAGTGACCAGCAAAAGAAACAAATTGCGTACTATGATTAGCTGAAGTGAATGGAAGGTTATTACAATAAACACGACTATAGTCATAGGAAGCACGACCATTACCACCCCATTGAACCAGACCATTTATACCAACTATTCGACCATGTTTCACATAATAAGCAAAGTTTTTTGTTGTTGATATGTTAGTTGAGCCATATATAAATTGTGGAGTCCATGAACCAGAAGTAACACTGGCTGCTGGAACACTTGTTAAGTTAGCCGCAGAGAAAGTCGGAGTCCCATATCTTGCATTTGGTATAGTTCCAGAGGTTAGGTTTGATGCGTCAAGAGCAGTCAAATCTACATGAGCAGTAACTGAAGAAGAACTTATCCTTGCATCAGCAAACGTACCACTTGTGATTTTTGATGCAGCTAAATCAGGCACATCACTAGCTGATAACGATAATCGTGCAGAGGGAACAGTACCAGACGTAAGATTATCTGCTGATAGTGAAGTCAAATCAACGTGTTGCGTTACAGAACTAGAAGAGAGCCTATCATCAGCAAATGTACCAGACGTTATCTTCGATGCTGGCAAAGCTGGTATTACATTCGCATTGAGTGTACCAGACCCACTAATTATATTTGCTAAATCTCTTGCCTTTGTCATGAGGGTTTTCCTATCACTTGTGAGCCACTAACTAAAACATTTCCTCCAGAAAAAGTTATATCGCTCGCATTATTAGAAGAATAAGTTTCTGGAATGTTTCTTAAATTTGTTCTGTAAGTTTTATATTCTTGTTGCTTGTCACTATTCAATGGACTATCTGGCATAACTGTCCAATCTGTTTCTTGTAACAAACTATTTCTTTCTTGTCGTACTCTTAACCAGTTATTTTGCCAAGCTTTTTCTTCATTTGCTATTGCAGTATCATGTGCTGTTTTCAAAGCAGTCCATTTATCTTTGACAGCTTGCACTTCTGTTGACGTTGCTGTGCGATTCTCACCAGATGTTAACTCAACCTCACCAGAACTATCATGTATTTGTATTGCATGAATTGAACTATAATCATTGAGCCAATTATCATCACTTGATATTTCATAAGCAATACTATCTTTTGCAATTATTCTATCTTCTGTAATTAATGCGTAATGTGTCATTTTTTTCCTAAGTTTTAATCATAAATTTAATTGCTACATAAGGTTGTAAAGTTGAAACTGCATTTATACTTGTACTGCCTGTAGGAGTTACAGAAGCACCAGAAAAACTTGCGCTCAATGAATGACTATGTGCAGCATTACCTCCAACACTTCCAGTATTAACCATATTAGCGAGATAATATATACCATTATCAATAAAGTAGCCACTATTCGAAAAATCAAAACTACCATACTTTCTTCCATGGTCTTGACTGTGACTATGACTAGGAAGTTGTCCAGAGGACAGAGTATGATTGCCAGTAGACCCAGTTATTGTTCCAGATGGAGTTAAAGCATTAATAGTAATTGAACCAGTTGGTGTAACTGTTGCTGCTCCCCCACTTGATGCTACTGTTTTCGAACCACTTACGCCAACAGGAACTTTATCTTGCAAGTCTGGCAAGTTAAATGTTGATGAGCCATTACCAGAACCATAGTCTGTGCCAATAATCGCAAACAAAGCAGAATAGGTAGACCGAGAAACAGCAGTTCCATCACAGTTTAAATAACCAGATGGCAATGTACTATTACTCCAAGGCAAAATCGTACCTACTTCAATCGCAACAATATTTGTTAAAGCAGACCCATTAAAATTATATCTTACAGCTTCGTATGTACTCATATTATTTCTCCATCAATACCCAGCCTTGATTGGCGTCAGTATACACCAAAGCAAATCCAGCTCGTTCTGTAGCGACAGTCATATCACTTGCATCTCCCTGGATCTTGTGGCTATTTCTACCAACAGTTAGATTATTTGTGTCGAAAGATGCCGTGTGATCTATAAAACGTATAGTATCGCCTATTGACGCTGAACTGGGCAATGTTGCAGTTATTGCACTACTAGACGTATCAACAAAGTAACCTCTGCTTGCTACGGCTGTAAATCCACTTGTCTTTATTTCCCAGGAAAAATCCTCCTCTAATGTAACAGATCCACCAAGAGAAACAGAAGAACCATTTATTGTAATAGCAGAGTTTTGTAGTTTTGCGTTTGTTATAGTAGGCAATCTGTCAAGATTTATTGTACCACTATTAATTGCTGACCCAGCTATTGCTGCAACATTGAATGTACCAAAACCAACTATGTCAACTACATCTCCAGCAGTTAAAGCAGAAGCAAACACAACGGACGTTCCACTTGTAACTGTTACGTCCACCCCATTGACCATTTTCACGCCTGATAAAAACACATCAATAAATCCGGCATCATAAGCTAGCACGTTGCCATTATCGTCTGCACCAGAAACTGTGGTTGGCGTACCACTTATTGTATATGTAAATCGAGCAGACGTTCCGTTTACTGTAGAACCAGCAGCAGCCCATCCAGATGACTTGTAAACCTTTAACTCATTAGCAGTAGTATCAAAATATAAATCACCAACATCAAGAGAAGTTGTTGGTGCTGATGCTGAAATTCTATATCTGTCGGCAAATGAGTTTACTCCAGAAACATTATTCGCCACAGTCGTAACATCACTAGCTATCGCATTTACCCCAGTAACGTCAGAACTAATTGTGTTTACGCCTGTAACAGCAGAACTTATAGTGTTTACCCCACTAATATCAGTAGTTATTGCTCCCAAGGCAGACACTTCTGTATTTAAACCAGCTAATGTATTTACGTTAGTAATATTATTTCCAGTTAGATTTACATTAGCAATAGATCCAGCAACTAGCGAAATATTGCTGTCTTTTACTGTAATTGTGTTTCCCATAGCATTTCCATGCACATAACAGTAATATCGCAAACCAGAACTAGGCGCAGTTGCGTCAACTTCTATCTCAACTTTGCGAACTCCAGAGGATCTACCAGCATTAAATGTTGTAGTATTTACATAGTTTGCTTGCGTAGTTTCTGATCCGTTAAGAAAATACCTAACACCAGTTTCATACGCAGAACTTCCATTCTTAAATACAAGAGGATGACCATCGTTTGTAGAGTCACTTTGATCGAATATGTAACTATTACCTCTAAACACTTCTATTGCTGGCGCATTACCTTCAGCACCTAATACAAAAACATTTCCAGACCCAGGGTTTGCAACTGTAACTGCATAGCTTTTTTCTAAAGAGTTTGCCAAGCTTGTAACGTCCGTAGAAATATTTGCTACTGTCGTTACATCTGTGCTAATTCCAGCCGTTGTACCAATATTTGCAATAACGCCACTTGCGTTTAGATTTGCCATGTTTGTTATCACACCAGACGCATTTAGGTTCGCCATGTTTGTAATATTTGTTGTAGTACCTAAATTACCCATAGCTGTTATGTTTGCTGATGTTGCTAAGTTGTTAATGTTTGTTGCATTACTGTTTACGGCTGTAACGTCTGATGCTATTGCATTTACTCCAGTAACATCTGAAGCTATTGCATTTACCCCAGTAACGTCTGACGATATCGAGCTTACGTTAGAAACAGCAGTAGATATACCAGCTACAGTAGAAACATCCGAATTTATGCCAGCTAATGTATTAATAGACGCAATATTCGTAGCTACAGTACCCACGTTTGCGTTGGTTGCATAATATTTTGCAGAAAATTCGCCAGTATTTCCCACAGTTCCAGAGGTTTTTGTTGCCCAATCTTTTGCCGATCCAGATCCATTATCGACACCAGTACCCCCAATCGCATATGCTTTTGACGAATAATCGGTAGACTCTACAAGTCCAGTAGTTTTTCTTGCCCAATTATCTGCTTCGTTTGCAAACCCAGATGCGTTTGTTTGAGCAAGTTGTGCTGCTTCTTTTGCTGCCTGGGCAACAACAGATGTTCCAAAAACTATAACATTTTCGTTTCCAGATACGGCTGGCGTACTTGGAGCAGTAACAAAAGTTAGTGTATTTGTTGATATAGAAAAATCATCGCCTGGATTTTTTAACGCTCCGTTTACAAAAACCATAACATCCGTGTTCGATGTATACGATGAACTCAACGTAAATGCCGTTTGCGATCCAGTACCCTCAAACTTATCAACTGTCGATGCTGTATTAGCTATCCCAGCGTTTGCTATCAATATCCAGTTGTTTGCTGTAAGGTCTGTTTCAAAAGCTGATGATGATGTATGGGCAACAGTTGCAACGTATGTAGCACCATTGTTGTCTACTAAATCACCAACTGCATACGCTCTACTTGCCGTCCAATCTCCTTGTATAGAATATGAGCCAGTTTTCATTAGTGCTAACGCACCAGCGTCAAAACTGTCTTTGTGTACTGATTGGTTTTTTATCTTGCCATCGTCTTGCTGAATCTTTGCAATATTTGTGTTCAGATCATCTAACGTAAGCTTTACTGTATTAAGCTCTGTGTCTACTTGAACTCCAGGCAAAGGATTTGCTGGGCTTGTGGTTTGGAAGTCATTAAAATTAAACTGCCTAGTATACGTTCTCGGTTGTGCCATACCACCCTCGATTTGTTATTTGCTGGTATTATATACCTCTTTACTGCATCTATCAACTAACCAAGACCCAAAAGTTCAATTTTGCGAAAAATTTGTATGGCTAGGGTTGATGTACAAGTCAAGCGTTGTGGGTGTGGCCGAGGGGGTGGTTGTAATTTTCGCGCCATCACGACCATCATCGCAACAATAAATAATAATACTGTGCAGAAAATAACATAATCTACATTATGCGCCTATTATTTATCTGGTGTTATGTCCCTGGCTAAACTGCTCTTCTCTTCTTCGAGCTTGCCAATAACTCTTGCCAGCTCTTCTGTTGTCATTTCTCCCAAGCTTTTGCCCTCCAGATCTCCAGATCGATCCTTCGCCAGATCCCCAGATAGCTCCAATACTGTTCGAGAAGCAGAAACTTTGGCAGATCCAGAGGAATCCGGATCGAGCATCACAGATCTGAGCGTTTCTACTGCCAGATTCGCCAGATCGGTCTGGTAGAGTGTTTGTCTTGATAGCCGAATAGCATGGATAATATTAGGGTTCCGAGTCAATACATAAGCAGACTGTTTTGGATGCCTGTATCCAGCTAATCTAGCGCTTTCGGTAGGG